CCCGACTGGCACTTTTGTGAACCTGGCGGCGGGCACGGCGAACCTGTATAGCAATCCTGGATTGCTCTCGCAGATTACTCCGTACCAGCAACGCTTCCCGAACTTCACCGGCAATTCGTCCTCGTCTGCACAAGACGGCGGCATTACCGAAGACATCATGCAGGGTTCGTTCCAGGGCACCATCACTAATGGTGGAACTGGTACGGTTGGCACGGTGAACTACAAGGTTAGCTCGAATGGCGAAGTGCAGATCAGCTTCCCGGCTGCCCTTACCAACAGCACCGCTGGCACGACTTCTGTGATGACTGGCGTTCCGTCGTACCTGACGAATGTGACCTCGCAGACTGTTCCGGCCGTCGTTGTGTCTAGTGCGGTCAATGTCCTTGGCGCTGTGGTGGTTGCACCGGGCGCTACGCCGACCAGCACTGGAACCTTTACGCTCCAGCAAGGGTCAACGTTGTCCGGTACGTTCACGACTAGCGTCGCTAACGGCTTCCCGGCTTCCACGTTCAACTATAGCCTGCACTAAACCTATGGCTGACACAAAAAAGACGGGTAGTTTTCAAGGTAAGTCCAACGCCCTCGGCCATGGTGGCCGGGCGGCTCAATTGAAAGCGCAAGGAGTTCCTGGTGGCGTTATTGGAGCAATCGCAAGAGCCAAGCACGCAGCGCCCGGTCAAGCCCACTACCACCACAGCGGTCATAAAGGGTAAATGGGAAAAGGGCAAGTCAGGGAATCCGAAAGGACGACCCCTGACTGCCTCCCGCCCGCGAGACATAGTCACCCTGAAAAGTGACCTTGAGCTAGCGGTTCGGGACCAGTTATCGGCTACGAAAGTTACGCAGATCGTCAACAGGATGATCTCGATAGCCACAGACCATCCAGACACAAAGGCAGCTATTGCGGCAGCCAAATTGATTCTGGATATGGCAGTCAGCAAAGCTGCTGTACAAGAAGCCGTTGCTCAACGCGCTCCAATTAATATTATCATTGAAAATGCTACGCTTTCTAAGCACAGCGAAAACGAACCAATCGAGGCAAGATACGAACATGTCAACTAAAGGCTACTGGAAGGGTGGATACTCCGACAGCATTTATATGGGGAATCCCGCTGACCCGAAGGATCGGCAGTGGTCTAGCACTAGTCCTGGGTACGATACTCCGGGCGATGTGGCTAACGACCAGCCGGGACCGACGGCGGATATTTACATGGTTCCCGATTTCCAGGGACAGAGTGGGCAGGGGGCGAACCAAAGTACAATGCGCCCAATTGGGAGCACCTAATGTTTCAGCAACGACAAATTAACGACATCTACCAGTTGGTAGAAGTCAGTTATGCCACGGTAGCGCCGGGCGCTATTACGACGGGCTCCAAGGCCGTTGTGACTGTCAACCCTGTGGTTGGCGGTGTTTCCGGGACTTCCCCGTCACAATGCATCCTAGGCGATCAGGTGCTGCAAGTTATTGCGCCTGCTAGCGCAGGCAACCTAGGCGGATTGATAATTTCCGCGCAGGTGAGTGCAGCGGGGGCTATGGTTGTTTCTTTCTTCAATGCGTCTGCTGGCACGATCACGCCGACTTCGGCGGTATACACCTTTATAACAGCCCGCTTCACGCCGACGTTGGTGTAATGTGGCAGACAACGGGCAATACCGGGTATATAAAAACGGGGTGCCGGGCGACTGGAAGCCCGTCCCCGATCATGAGCCGAAGGTTCCGGGCGGCACGAATCCAGAGACTGGCAAGCAAGAGACGGTAGACGAGGCCGTTGATCGTATGTCCGGTTCTACGGATATGCCCAGTGCTGGACGTGCAGCGCAGAGTACGGACGCCCAGAATCAGTACTAGGTTTCTAATTCAGCAGCCGGAGAGGCCGTTTGAGAGAGTTACGACTAAAACTCCATCCGGCCCAGGCCGCTATATGGAACAGCGAAGCCCGGTTCAAGGTAATCGCAGCCGGTCGCCGGTTCGGCAAAACCTACCTGGCCGCAGCAAAACTAGCGGTCGCGGCTCTTAGCGATACCAATCGCCACGGCTACAAGCTAACTGCGAAAAATCCCTGCTACTATGTAGCTCCTACGGCCGATCAGGCACTTCGTCTGATGCGGCCTAAGCTTATTGATCTTCTGGGCTGGGAATCCGAAGGCGGCTACATCTCCGGGTCGAATGACAATGCCGGATGGATGGAGCTAGTCAATGGCGTCAAGATATACATCAAAGGCGCTGAGAATGATGACGGCCTTCGCGGCGAAGGCAACCGGATAGTCGTACTAGACGAGTACGCGGACATGGCTCCGCACGTTTGGACGACGATCCTTGAACCTACCCTGATGGACGTTGAAGGCGAAGCCGTGTTCATCGGCACGCCTAAGGGCAAGAACCACTTCTATAAGTTGTTCATGAATGCCCTCACTAAGCCCGAGACCTACTGGGATGACTGGGAAGCCTTTCACTTCAAGAGCGGAGACAATCCGTTTATTGCTGAGCGCGAACTCGCACGCATTGTCTCTCGCACGCAGAGCAGTGATGGACTCGCCCCCAGAGATGTTGCACGACAAGAGATTGATGCCGATTTCGTCTCGGGTGGGTCTAAGATCCTCCATCCAGACGACTTCCCAGTCGTACCGACGGCTGATCTCCGCGATCATCAATTCTTCATTACCGTAGATCTTGCCGGGTTCACCAAAGCCGAAGGCAACAAGATAAAGAAAAGTGACGAGAGTGTTATCGCTGTTGTGGCAGTACGCCAGGATTATTGGACAGTCGTCAACATACGACATGGCTATTGGGACCCTCGGGAGACCGCTGCCTACATCGTCAAGACCAGCAAGGACTTCCCTGGTTCGCGGCTCGGAATTGAGCAAGGGGCGCTTAACGCGGCGGTACGTCCCTACCTAGAAGACTACATGCGTTCCTACGGACGCTACATCCACGTCGAGGAACTTAAGCACAACAATGCACGAAAGCAAGACCGTATCGACTGGGCGCTTGCTGGAAGATCACAAAGGGGCCTTATCCGGCTCCTCTCGGACGAAGACATCTCAGACGATCCCGAGCGGAAGTGGAACGATTGGTTCCTTGATCAAGTTGCCGACTTTCCCGACCCCCTCGCACACGATGACGGCCTTGACGCCGTTGCCTACGTTGATCAACTTAGTACGGGTTCCTACTTTGATGTCACTGACATCGAAGACTGGGTCCCCACAGACCAAATAGCGGGATACTGATGGCCTTCATGCCAACACGCGGCCAAAGCATCCTGGTCGAAACAGCCGAGTCATTGCAGAACGACAAAGAGAAGATGTCGGCGTACAGCCCGGCTGCCGCTCTTTGCGGCTGGGTGTGGACGAAAGTTAACATCTGGGAGGATGTGCGCAATCGTGGATACCAGCAACTCTGGGGTGAGTACTGGCGGATGTGGCGCGGTAAGTGGTCAGTCCAGGAAATCAACCGGCTCTCTGAGCGATCCAAACTCATTGCCCCCGCACTGGCGCAGGCGATTGAGCAGACCGTCTCCGAAATTGAGGAAGCCATCTTCTCCAAGGAAGAATGGTTTGATGTGGCTGTCGAGACCGCTAAGGACATGGCGCAGCTTGCAAGCCGCGACCAATTGCTTAGCGACCTTGATAAAGTCAATGCCGCCGATCAGATCATGGAAGCCATTCTCAATGGTGCCATATTCGGCACCATGGTTGCTAAGGTAAACGTCGGTCTGCACACCGAACACACGCCTAAGCGGAATCCAGCAACCTATGAGTTGATGGCTGTTTCCAAGAAACAGGTAAAGGTGTCCATTGAATCTATCCGCCCAGACGAACTCATTCCAGATCCGGTCGGAAAGACGATTGATCAAATGCTTGGCGTTGCTCAACGAGTACAACGTCCCCTACACTATATTCAAGAACGATGCGCAGAGGGTGTGTACGATCAAGCTGCCATCAGGAACATATTTCCTACAAGACGGCTAAAGAATAGCGACGTGGACTCGGAAGATCCGATGTCCATTAACACGACTTATGAAAGTGAGCAGATCGATCTTATCGAATACCACGGTAAGGTCCCTGCTCATTTGCTTTTTGAGGTCCAGGAAGCGCGGACGGTAGCAGATGAATTACTCAAACTCGACCTTCGCGAAATTGATGACCGTGGCGGGAACGGCCCAATGGTCGAGGCTATCGTCACCATCGCCAACCAGGGAGTACTCTTACGTGCTATCCCTAATCCCTACACGCTCTCAGATCGTTCCATCGTTGCCGCCCAGTTTGAGAAGGTCCCGGCTCGCTTCTGGGGTCGCGGCGTAGCGGAGAAAGGGTACAACCCACAGAAGGCATTGGATGCAGAGTTACGCTCGCGTATGGACGCTCTTGGCTACATTAGTGCTCCTATGCTTGGCATTGATAGTGGGCGTATACCTCGGGGATTTAAGCTAGAGGTCAAGCCTGGTAAGGTGTGGCCGACGCAGGGCAACCCGGACGAGGTCTTGCGACCGTTCCCGGCTCTTAACATGAATACCATGACCTTTGAACAGACGCAGGAGATGGAGCGTATGGTTCAAATGGGCACAGGAGCGCTAGATGTCGCCAGTGCTATCAAGAACCAGTCGCAGTCTGGCTCGAATAGTATGTCTAGTAATTCTATGCTTATGGGGGCGTTCGTTAAGAGAAGTAAGCGTAGTATTGCAAATATTTCACGCAACTTCATCGGCGTACTACTCCAGAAAGTCATTTGGCGGTACATGCAATTTGATCCGGTACGTTATCCCAATGATTTTGATATCAAGCTTAAGCCCACACTTGGAATCGTGGCTAGGGAAGTCGAAGCCGGGCAGATGACCCAGTTGATGGGTATGATGCCGCAGGAGTACCATCAGGTCAGCTTGCTGCTCGCTCGCGGAGTGGTAGAACATACCGCCCTACAAAATAAGGCGGAGCTACTCCAGACTATAGACAAGATTTTGACGCCTGACCCGAAGGCGCAGCAGCAGGCTCAGCAGCAGCAACAGCAGCAGACAGAGTTGATGATGGCTGGGCTTAAGGCCCAGGTCAACCAGCTTAATGCTGAGACTAAGAAGATCCTTGCTGAGATTCATCAGCTCGGGAAGAAGGGTGAGACGGCTGATCAGGAATTGGCAATCAAGAAGGCCGGATTACAGCTAGACATGCATAAAGCGCAGCAAGACGCACAAGAGCAGAACCAGTTCGCCATCCAGAACAAGATTGCCGCTGAGCGGCTACCGCTGGAGCGCGAACAGAACCAGATCAATTGGCTTGTTGCCCAAGCGAAGATGATCCAGGCTAAGGCGCAGGCACATGCGGCGGGCCATAAGGTGATCGATGAACATGTAGCGGCCGGAGCTAAGTGGGTACAGGCCCAGGCTCAGCATCATGTGGCGCATAATCCGCCACCGAGGGCCGCAGCCAAGTAATTTCGTAGGAGGAGAGGACTAATGGAATTGAATCAGCTTCAAGCGCTTTCGGACGCCCAGAAGGCGCGCTATATGGCAATGGGACGGCTCTTCGAGCACCCTAGCTACAAGTTTTTGATGGAATGGGCGAAGTCGAGTGTGGAGGAAGCAGAGAAGCGAGAACTGAACGCCACGACCTGGGAGTTAGTCCTGGTCAATCGTGGGGCAAGGCTGGCATTTCTGGATGTCCTTAATCTTGAGACCCAAGTAGAAAACGAGTTCACTGCACTCGCCGATCAGGCTATTGAGGCTGACGAACAAAAGCAGGAAACGCAGATGGAAGCAGACGGTGTCTAAGGCAAAAGGAAATCTACTTGTCCAAGTACATCCTGTTTGATTTCTGCTGCACGCAATGTGGCAACGTATTTGAGGATATGACCAAACCAGGCGATTACTGGAGTCATTGTCCTGAATGCGGAGCGAACGCAAAGCGTGAGTTAAGCCCGCCAAGGATTAACCATCAGGCTATGGCAGGAAGCTCTAGTGCTTCGCCAGAAACCTTAAGGCACTTTGATCGGGTTCACCAACAGAGAAAGGCAATCGAAGAACGTCGGTTCAGGGACCATGGAGACTATGGCAAACCTGCTGGAGCCGATTAGTAGCGATCTTTCAACCCAAACGCATAATCCAGAAATGGACGCAAAGAGGATACCATGGTTAAATTCGTTGATGTTCCCCTAGACGTTGGCAACGCAGAACGCGCTGTCTCCGAATTAAACGCCGCCCTTGCCGACTCCAGCAATGCACGGCGTCAAGAAGTCCAGACCCAAGAGGCTCGTCCAGCCACTACGACCACCGAAGTAGATCCCCGCTTTGCAGGGAAATCTACCGATGAAATCGTGCGGATGTACAAGAATCTTGAAAGTCACTCAGGCAGATTGGCGAGCCAAGTGGGTGAAACCCGCCGCCAAATTGACCAGCTAATTCTAGGTAAGCGAACAGACGATCTTCGTCAAGCGGGTGCTGAACCTGTGAAGATTCAGGCAACCGATTTGATGACGAACCCCACCGAAGCTATTGATCGACTAATCCAGAGCAGGGAGTCTCCCAAGATTTCTGCGCTCCAGGAACGAATCAATCAGATCGAAATGCAACTTGGACAAACCACGTTTGCACTTAAGCACCCTAATGCACAGGAAGATACGATTGACCCGGCCTTTCAGGCTTGGGTGCAAGAGACTCCCCTGAGGCAGAAGCTCATGGCGGATGCGGCAGGCGGAAATCCGTATGCCTCAGATGCCTTGCTGACAGAGTGGAATCACGCGAAGCCGCAGGCTGCCGTGAACACGAATGCTACGAGAGCCCAGGAATTGGCCCGCAAGGCCTCCCTGGAGTCTAGCAATGTCGGGAGCGAAAGTGGAAATAGTCCGAGCACTCGTTCAGCACGTACCGTCAGCCGTCGAGACCTCATTAAACTGAGACAGACGGACCCTGACAAGTACGACGCGATGGGTGCAGAGATTTTCCGTGCTTATGCCGAGAAGCGGGTAGTCGATTAATAGACATTATTAAACCCTTTAGGATATAACAATAACATGGCTACAGCATTAGTTCTTAGCAATGATATTGCGACAAGCCTTACTGGTGGTCCTGGTAGTCCCAATGACGTCCATGCCGCTAATTTCGTCCCGGCCTTGTGGTCGGATGAAGTTGTCGCAGTATACAAATCGAATCTGGTCCTCGCGAACCTGATCCGTAAGCTTAATCATCGCGGTAAGAAAGGCGACACCATCCACATCCCGACTCCTGCTCGCGGCACTGCCGTGAACAAGGTGGCGCAGAGCGTGGTTACGTTGCAGCCTTTCGTTGATCAATCAGGCG